ATGTTCGCGCTCATCGACGGCAACAACTTCTACGTCAGCTGCGAGCGAGCTTTCAGGCCTGCCCTTGAGGGCATCCCTGTCGTCGTCCTAAGCAATAACGACGGCTGCGCCATCTCACGCTCCGACGAGGCCAAAGCCTTGGGCGTGAAGATGGGACAGCCGTTTTTTCAATTGCGCGACCTGGTCGAGCACAAGGGGCTTGTCTGCCTCTCACCAAACTTTGAGCTGTACGGCGACATGAGCGACCGCATGATGTCGCTGGCTGCCGGCCTGGGCCCCACCCAAGAGATCTACAGCATTGACGAGTCATTCATCGGGGATCTGGACGGCGTGCGGGATCTCACGCGCCGCGCCTTGGCCATTCGCGCACGCATTCTGAAATGGACGGGCATCCCCACTTGTGTGGGCCTAGCTCCCACCAAGACCCTGGCCAAGCTCTGCAACCATGTCGCCAAAGACTCGGAGCGCAAGCCCGGCAGCTATCCCGCCGAGCTGCAGCGGGTCTGCAACTGGGCCGAGCTGTCCGAACAGCAACGCACCGACATTCTCGGCCGCACCGCCGCCGGCGAGGTCTGGGGCGTAGGCCGGCGCATCTCTGCCCAGCTGGCCGAGCAGGGCGTGCTGACTGCGCTTGACCTGGCAAGGCTGCCCGCCCATGCCGCGCGCGATGGCTGGAGCGTGGTGCTCGAGCGCACCGTGCGCGAGCTGCAAGGCGTGAGCTGCATGAGCTTGGAGACGGCCCCTGCCGCCAAAAAGCAGATTGCATGCACCCGCAGCTTCGGCCACCCCATCACAACCCTGCCCCCATTGATTGAAGCCGTGAGCGAATTTGCAACCAGGGCTGCAGAAAAGCTGCGCGCTGGCGGTTTGCGCGCCGGTGCCCTGCATGTTTTCGCGCACACGTCGCCATTTAGGCCCGGCCGCAGGTTCTACGAAACGGCCGTAGTTCAACTTCAGCCGCCCTCATCCGATACCAAGGCGCTTGTGAATGCAGCCGTTCGCGGCTTGCGGTCGATCTACCAGCCTGGCTATCAGCTCTCCAAGGCCGGCGTGATGCTGCAGGATCTGTGCCCGGCAACCGTTCAACAGGGCGACCTGCTTTTCGAGGAACCTGGCCGCGACCAAAGCAAGCTGATGGAGGCCATGGACAAGGTCAACAAGCGCTTCGGCAAGGGCACGGTGCATGTCGCAAGCACCGGCGTGCCCGAGCAGGATGAGAGCGGATGGCGCATGCGCCAAGAGCGCCGGACGCCACGCTATACAACTAAACTTCAAGAAATTCCTATCGCACGCGCATAGTGACAAAGCTGTTCTGTAGGCATCTCGTTAAACACAAAAGGATCTTTATGAAACAACTTACCGCGTTAGAAGAAATTCTTCTCAGATTTGCAGGCGTAAAATCGATCACAGAGTCGACAATAAGAACGTTTAAACGACATATTCATAATGAAGAGTCGCGCTTTGTAATTGGCAACTATCTTTTGGTTAATGCGAGATCATTCATCGAAGTTTTTGATGCGTTCAAGAAGCTACCGCGAACAGCTGAAATCGATTTAGCAATTATTGCAAACGAACCATTTGCACAAAAAATACAGAGCTGGAACGGCCTACGCGATCTCAGAAACCAAGTTTTAGCTCATGGCTTTGATGACAGGAAAAACGATACCATTGCAAATATAGAGCGCTTTTACAGCTCCGACACTGTCCCTACAACGGACTGGGAAATAATAATAATGGGAGAGTGTGCTGCATTTGCATGCGGCTGTATTATGACAAGTTTTGATGCTGAACTTAGATCAGCACAATCAAAGCTAAACGAATTTGAGCCGAAGACAAATGGGGCCAAGAGCAAAGAAGAATATATTTCTGAAATGCAGAGACTTGTTAAAGAGCACTTATCGATCGATAGAAGAAACGCAGAAAATTTGGAAACTGCCTTGAGAGTCCATGTTATTCAATGGGCTGAAAACTTGATGACCAAATAAAAAAACCTCCCCGATGCCTAAGCACCGGGGAGGTTTTCATACTTAGATGCCTACTTTTAGCGGTCGCCTGCAGTTAGCCAGGGCCGCCCGCAACTCGGTTTCATAACCCTCGCGCCGCTCAAGTTCAGCACCGGCAGCCTGGACGTACAGGTCCACGTCCGCACCAGCAGGCAGGTGCTCCGTAGGCATATTGGGCCGCTCAGGCTCGGGCTCATCGCAAGGCACCGGCACAGGGACCTTGACCTGCTGAATCTCAACCCTCGCTGGCGGCGCAGCACCGCAACCAGCCAGGAGGACAGCGGCCGCCAGCGCAGCCGAGAGTAGGGGTAGACGGCGCATTACTGACCTCCTGCAGACTTTCGGGACGCCAGCAGCTCAGCCACTCGGGCCTGTGCGCTTACGCATGCGTCACCAGGCACTGCGGCCGCCGTGCTCAGGATCTTGTCCGCGCGGGCCTTGTGTCCAGCTGCGACCGCAGCCGCCTGTGCACGGGCCTGGTCGCGCTCGCTCTTGAGACCTTCACCGGCCAGCAGCAATGCATCGACCGCCTTTGTGCACACGTCTGCACTCTCGCGCGCCAAAGATTCCTTCTCGGCCGCATGCTCGGCATCGGATCTGGCCAAGGTTGCTGCATCACGCTTTTGCAGGTAGGCCCAACCTTGTGCTAGGTTGACCCCAAGGCTGACCAGCAGCGCCAATGTCAACTGCCGCATCATGCGAAGTCCCAACTGGCGGACGCTTCGGCCTGAGCATGGTTGCGTGCCCACTTGGCCCGCAGATCAGAGCGCTGCTGTGCGCTGCCGCGCGCCCAGGCCCCGGGGCGCCATGTACGCAGATAGAGTTGCCAAGCCCCCTCCTCATCCTCCACAGCGGGCAAGCGCTGTGGATCTGTAAACATCAGCAGGCGAGCCACCGCAGCGGCTAGTACATCGTCCGTCTCCAAGCGCTCCCAGATGGCGCGCGGCTCGAATGCCACGCCTCGTGCGGCACAAACAATGCTCAGCCAATAGCGGCTGGCTTCGTGCAGATACACGCCCCACACGCCGCCGCGACTCGCCTGAGTACCCAGCTCAAACTGCCAGAAACCACGTGCTGGTCCCTTCACGCCAGGCCGCCCCTGCACGACCTGGTAGCGATGCTCAAGGCGGCTCTCCTGCAGGCCGGTGGCCAACAGCATCACGTGCGCCTGCGGCGTGTGCATGGCTGCGGGTAGCAGCTCCATAGCGGGTTTGATGGCAGTAACGATGATCGATCCGATAGTCATAGGTCAACCCTCCTTAAAACGGGTGCGAATGATGAGAAAGGTGAAGCCCGCGATAACGCAGACATCGGCAAGGGTTGGTGGCGTGGGTCGCAGCCATGGCGCCACCAGGGCGCCGGCACCGCCCAGGGCGAGCAGCGCCCAGGCGATGGCCTTGAGCCAGGCCACCAGGCGAGTGCGAGGAGCAAGCCCAGGCATGCATGGGGCCGTGCGCTCCAGCTTGTTAAGCGCCTCGGCCACAACGACCAGGCCGCAGAGCCAGTGCAGCACGCTGAGCAAAGTAATCACGGGATAGAACATGGTCAGCCCCCTTCCGCTTGGCCCTGCTTGGGCAGGTACTTGCCAATGAACGACCGCAGAAAGCTCTGCGCGCCAGCCCCGACAATGCAAGCCATCGACAGCAGGACGGACTCAGGCACGTTGGCCACAAGTAGCACCAGCGGCGTGAGGTAACCCGCCGTCAGGGAACTGGCTCCAGCCACGGCCATGCGGCGAAAAGCCAAGCGCACCATGTCCCTCAAGGTGTCGTTGCTGCCTGGCACTGTGTTCAGCAAAATGATTGCGATCAGGCTGCCCAGAAAGCCGGCGAGCAGTACGTCAGCACGTAGCCCAAGCGGCACCCCAAAAGCCGTGAGCGCTTGTGTGGAGACGGCGGCGCCGATGATGGTCACTGCCGTCGCGGTCGATGAAGGTTCTGCCATCTGTTGCCCTCCCTCGGGCAGAAAAAAAGCCCGCACAGGGCGGGCTTGGTGGGTTTGAATCGCTGTCAACGCGGCTGCATCGCGGCCACAATTTCTTCTTTGCGCTCTGGTGTCAGCAAGCCTTTGCTGACCAGCAATGACAGTCCTTGCTGTGTCTCGGGATCCGCATAGGTCAAATAAGCAGCGGCGAGCAGACGGTCGTACATCAGCTTGACCAATGCGTCAGTCATCGTGGCCTGCACGACCGCAAGTTGCTCTGCCCTTGTGAAGTGGTCTAGTTTGGCGTTGCCGACAAACACAGGGAATGCTGGGGGCGCAGGATCATCGCTACCAGCAAAGGTGCGCGTAGGGGTTGCGGGAGCCGATATCTCGAACTGCTGCAATTCGGCTACACGCTCGGACAAATTGATATGCCATCCAGGAACGGGCGCCATCTCATGAACACTGCCATCTGGCGTTTCAACAGTGTTGCATGTCGGACATTGAACAGCACCAACTACATCAACAGCTGCAAGACCGATATAAGCGGGTAGTAAGCCATCCACGATCCAGGGCGCAAGGGCCAAGCGTGCAGCCGTCTCATCTGCGAACTTCAGATAGACCATCATGCTGTAAGCCTCCTCAGTTGGGCATCGGTCAATGCACGGTTATAGAGAACGACGCGGCGCAAATGTCCGTCAAACGGATCAAGCGGACTGGTTAATCGGTAAGACCCAAACGTCATCTCTGGCGTAGCCCCGAAAGCTGCACCGGAGCGCGCGCGCGAGACCACAGCACCACCACCCAGACATGCTGCCAGTCCACTGCGCGAGACCGACATGGCTACCGCAATCTCTTCCGCTGTAGATGGAGATGGGAATACCAAGTCCATGGTTGCGGCTTCTGACAAGCGGTGACTCAGGAAGATTGCCCCTGACTGCGACCGCATAACGCGCATGCGGTTGGTATCAGAGGAATAGAGCGATATGCCGAGGGTTTGTTGCCCAGAGGACGGCAAATTGCGCGATGGCCTGATCTCCTGCAACACGGTGAACTCTGCTCCAAGCTGTAGCGCCTGTGGAGTGAGCGATATAGCTTCGGCTGCACGGGTCGCAGCAGTAGTCGTCGTAGGAATGAAGGATGTCGGGTAAGAGCCATCCTCTACCTGCGGATATCCATAGTAGGTGTACCCGACAGAGACGCCCACCTCAGAGCCAGCATACACACGGAAGGCCGCAGCCCCGCCAGGAGACGTGAAAGTCATCCAAACCCGATAACCTACAGAAGTTGGTCGAGCTCCGATTGACAGAATTGGCACCAGAGTAGCGTTAGCGCCAATGCTCACTGTACCTGTGACAAAGTCTATTTGAACCCATGAAAAATCAGCGCCAAAAGTGACTCCGAACCGGGCTTTGTCACGATCTCCACGAGCACACTCCACTGACGCAGTAACCACACCAGCAGGGATATCCAGAGACTGTATCCAGCCAGAGGAAGAAACTAGACCGGAGGTAGCAACCCGCCAAGGCAAAGGAGCATCCGCCGGTGCAAGCGTGCATTCATGGCCTGAGCTCCCCGTCCAATTCGGTGAGCTGGACATATCTGTCGAACGGAGCAAGCGGTTGGTACGAGCAGCCTCGACACGCATACCAACGCATCGGCCGGTGGCAGGATCATGATCAATCCGCGGCACATTGTTGGCAACAGTACGCAAGCGACCATCTGAGCCAAAGCATGTTGCGGCACTGGCTCGCAGGCATTGGACCAAGGGATGCACACGGCCGCTATTGGCAAAGTCGATTAAAAGACTAGGGCGCAAATCAGGATAGTTCTCAACAATGCTCATGTCCAAGCCTCCGTACGGGTACGGACTACGCCGTCAAACCCGTGAAATTTGATCGTCGTGGTGCTGTCGCTGACCCACTCACGCCAGATGTCGCCTGGCTTACTATCAAGCGGGTGACGACGAACAACCGTCACGCCGACCACATCCATGAATGCCAATGCCCCCAACTGTTGACCTATTGGCACCTGGTTGGGAGCTACACCTACAGGCATATTCATCACCTCGATCCAATTGGCTTTATCCGCGCTTGGATCTAAAGTGGACCTTCCCGCGACCATGCGCCGGTAGATCAAGCCCGTAACCGGACTCCATGCCAAGTTGCCTGCCCCATAGCTCGACGCAGGATCGAACCTCGCAGCCGCAGCTGCGGCAGCAGCCAGGTCAGAGGCATTCTTAGAGCTGGCTGCAGATGCAGCAGCTGCTTCACGAGAGCCCGCAGCCAAGGCCGCTGCCTGGTTGTTTTCCGCAGCCTGCTGGTTTGCAGCCTCCGAAAATAAAACCAGAGCCAACAGAAAGGCATCGGCTCTCGGGTCAAAGTTTGCAGGGTCCGTTGACTGCGGCGGTGGCGGTAGTTGTGGAATCAGCGTCATGTGAGACTTTCAATTTCAAGCGAACACAGGTTCGTCGTCGTATAGGCCACCTCCAGGGAAAAATCCCGGTAGAAGCCATAGATCGTCATGGGGCTGTAGCGCTCCACGTCAGGCACCCCAAGCCATACGCAGGGCGTTGCGCGCACCTTCTCCAGCTCGCGCTGCACCGCTGGATAGCGTTCACCAGGCTGCTCCAGGACCACCGACATGCGGCGGCTGAAGCGGCCCGGCTCAAAGCTCTGCACACCTTCTGCGCTGGTGGCCTTCTTGCTGTAGTCAACGATTGAAGTGTTGGCACCCAGCTTGGCGTTGCCCAGGTCAAACTGGTTGCCCACGACAATGGCGGCACAAGCGGCCGGCCCCTTGATGGTGATTTCCAGCCTGGAGCCAGTAGATGGCACCAGGCCGGTAAACACCGCATCGGGGATCTGCTCGCTGGTGCGGTAGAAATACCCGTACCAACTGGCAGGCGGTCGGACCAGTTCCTTATCGAAGGTCGCCAGCACAGTGTTGGCGACGCTGCGCTGGGTAATCTGCAGGCGCGAGCCGACCAGACCGAACAGCGCAACCGCATTGATACGGCCGGGAACCACCACCGTGGTAGTGAGATCTCCGGCCGTAGTGGTTGAGGTGCTGGGTTCCCCATCGAACATGGACCAACGGTTAGACGGCGCCGCCACCTTCCAGTACAGCGGCTCGGTCGGCGGGTACTTGTCCAGCGCAGGGGCCTGCACGCATTCGTAGGTCTTCCCATTGGCCGGCAAATACACCCGACTGTTCAACGCATAGCTGGTGTCGGCCGCATAGTCGGGGTCCGCAACCCCTGCACTACTGGCCGTCACCATGGCCGGCGTGAGCTTAGTTGGCCGAATCAGCAGCATCAGCAGCCTCCACCAGCACCGCAAGGTGCTCGTTTTCAACATTGCGCACAGGCATTCCCTCCACAGTGATGCGGTCTACGTTGCGCTGCAACCGACCTGTATTGACGGCGACGGCCTCCGTGGCGCCGCCCACCCTTTGCAGCAGACCCGTGACATCGCGCCGCAGCTGCTTCACCTCATCGACCAGCGGCCGCAGATCCACACCAGGGCTATGCACCAGTTGCGCGACCACGGGCGGCTGAGCCCCGGCCAGCAAGCGAGCGGTTTGCTCTGCGCTGTAGTACCGGGCCGCCCCGGTCACTTCCAGCTCACGGCCGCGCTCGCCCACGAGACGCAGGCCGCCGGCGTGCAAACCGCCCTCGGCAAATGCAGGAACCGCCTGTCCCCGCAACACCGCGATCACGGCCCGAAGCCCATCCCGCGTGGTGTCGGTGCCAGCCTTGATTGCCTCTACCATCAGTTGCTCGGTGCTTTTGGCACCAGCCTCCAGGGCGGCCAGCGTGCTGTCGATCTGGCCCAGCAGGCCCAGGCTTTCTTCCTGGTAGTTCTTGGGCGCCTCCTTATCCAGGCGATTGGCCACTGCCTCGGCGCGGGCCAGCATGGTTTGCACCAGGCTGCTGTATTCGGAGCTGGATAGCCCCGCCTCCTGCGCCTTCTGCAGCAGCGGATTGAGCAGCGAATTCAGTTCGTTGCCGTAGCCAGCCAGCGTCTCCCCGGAGGTGGACATGGCCATGCTGTAGGCGACGTTGAAACGCTCCTGCAAGTTGGCGAACTGAGCAGGCGTGTCCAGCATTCCGAAGCGCACATCGGCCACGGTTTGACGCAGGCCAGAGGCGCTGTCTCCCATGGTCTGGGCCAGTTGCGCCTGGCTTTGATACCAGGCCACCGTCTCTTCCCGCAGCTTGCTGAGGTTGGAGACGGCCTTGCCGCTGTCCATGCTGTACTTCTGCAGGGCCGCCACATAGTCCAGCTGCGCCTTTTGAGCGTTGCCGGTTGCGGCGGACTGCTGCGCACGGGCTGCAGCCAGGGCCTGCTCTGCCGTAGTGGCCTTGGTTGCCAGCGCTGCAGCCTGCTCTCGCAGACTTGCCGCCTTGGCCAGGTTGGCGCCCTCGGATGCCACCGCCTTGTTGTATGCCTCCATGTAGCTGAGATAGGTCTGGGTGCTTCCCAGATCGCCTCGCAGACCAGACGACCCCAAACGCGCCAGTTGATCTGCAAACGCCTGAATCTCAGACGTTGGCAGGTTCTGCATCTTGGCCAGCATGTTGGCCTGGGTATCGTTGTAGACAGCCAGCCCCGCCAAGCTTCCAGGCACAGACTCGCCCTTTACGCCATCCTGCACGTTGCCAAAGCGCAGATATGTAGCTACAAAGCTGCGCGCCGCGTTGCCGCGCTGCGCCTCCAGCTGGGCAGCCGAGTTGTACAGACCCGGCGAGCGGTTGGCGTTGTTGGCAACGGCCGCAGACCATTCGGCCTCGCGCTTCTTGACCAAGGTATCGGCCTTGGCAAGCGCCGCCTGTGCGGCCGCAATGCCGTTCTGATTAGGCAAGGCCACGGTTTGAGCCTTGATCTGCTCGCGGATCTGCGCCGGCGTCATGGCACGCGGCGCGATGATGCTGATGGCCGCCTCACGCACCGCCTCGCGCTCGCTGGCAATGTCTGCCAGGTTGCTGCGTATGCGGTTGGCGATGAGATCGAACACCCCCACCACCGTGGCAGAGAACGAGCGAACGTCCACCCCTTCCAGCGCCTTGGCGAGCCCGTCGATGTCCACCACCGTCCCCGAGGCCGAGGCCTGCATGTCCATGATCTCGGCACGCAAGCGCTGCACAGCGAGCTGCGCCGGGTCGAGTGCCGAGGTCACGGTCTGCACACGGTCCCCGAACACCAGCACACCGCTGGAGGAGTCCCCCAGGATCTTGTTGATGGTCGAGACACTGCCTGCAAACCGATCCGACTGCGTGACCACGGCCGCCATGGCGTCCTGCGCGATCTTCATGCCTGGCGCCACTGCCGCCGCCTTGGTGTAGGTGGCGATCAGATCGGCCGCAGCAGCGCGCGCCAGTTCGTCCAGCATGGTGGCCGTCTCATCGAACTGGGGCGCCATCTTGATCAGCGTGGCATAGGCCTCGCGGCCGCTGGCCGTGGTCAGATCCAGGCTGCCCACCAACTGGCGGAACTGCTCGCGCGACTGCGGCAGCGACAGGCCCAGGGCCTCCAGCTGCTTGCGCATGGCGTCGGTGCTCTGGTTCGCCCGCTCGGCCTGCGTGTAGTAGGCCTGGTAATAGGCCTCGCTGGCAGAGATATAGGCATCCAGGCCGCCGAAGCGGTCCACCAGGTCGCTGGCCATGTTCGCACCAGCCAGGCCCACGTCAAACAGCTTACCCCGTGTGACCTCCAGCGTGGTGTTGACCACGCCCAGGCTGCCAGTGAGGCGCTGCAGAGTTGCAGTGGCCGTCTCGCCTGCCTTGGTGTACTGCGCGGTGCCCAGCACCAGAGCCGCCATTTCATCGCCGGCCGCAGCCATCTCCTCCTGCAGCCGCGCTGCCACCTGGTCGCCAGACAACCCCTCGGTGGAGAAGCGGATCTTGCGGGTGTAGGTAGCGACGGCGTCTGCAGAGACGCCGAGCACCTTGGCCTGCTGGGTGATGCTGGTCTGCAGTGCTGCAAAGGTGGTCTGAATCTGGGCATTGCCCTCCATCGCGCCATAGTCGGTCCAATACTTGTTGGAGCCAAACCAGCCGCCCGACTTTTTGTAATCCGCATAGGTGCGAAGTTCGCCGCCCAGCTGACCGTCAATGCCCTCGCCGCGCTTGGAGACCTTGCCGCCGAAGATGGAGCCGCCCACCAGGTTGCCCAGCGTGGAACCAATAAATGCGCCAACTGGACCACCGAACCACGTGCCCACGGCCGTGCCGATGGCGCCGCCATAGTTGCCCTTGGTCAGATCCAGCAGCGCCTTGCCGTAGCCCAGAACATTGCCGGCCACGTTGATGGTGTCGGCCGCGCCTGCCAGCGCATCGGCAATCTTGTACGCGCCGTTGCCGATGGTGTCCGCGCCCATGCTGAAGAGCTTGCCGCCCCACTCATACATGGTGTTCGACAGGTAGCCGCCGAAGTCCGAGAAGATCGCAGACGACCCGCTGAGCAGGCTGCGCCCATTGCTGAGCAAGCCCATGGCATTGCTGCTGCTCTGCGCCGCATTCAGGCCCAGCATGGAAGTCACGCCGCCGGCGACCGGCTGCACGATGGCCTGAATGATCGGCTTGAACAGCAGCGTGCGCGCCAGGTTCTTGAGATAGTCACCAAAGCCGCGCCCGCCCGCCATCAGTTGATCTGACAGGCTTTGCGTGACCTGGTCAACGCCCACCTGCCACTCCTGCAGACTGGCCTCGGCCGCTGCTGCGCTGGCCTCGTGAGCCGACTTCAAGGAAGTGAGCGCCAGACGTTCACGCAGCAGCTCGATCTCCTGCTGCAGCGCGATCTGCTCCCGCGTCATGGTGCCCGTCAGCAGCGAGTTGCGCTCCAGCTCCGCAAGCGTTTGCTCCTTGGTCAGCAGCACCGCCTGTGCACGCAGGCGCAGCACTTCGCCCTGCTGGATGGCGTTGAGTCCAACCAGCTCCATTTCCTCGCGCAGGGCCTTGTTGCCGGCCACCAGCTCTTCCACGGTCTTGGCCTGGTCGCCCCACCACTGCTGCCGGTAAGCCCTCTCCTCCTCGGCCAGCTTGGCGAGCTTTTGCTGCGCCTCGATCTCCTCCTCCAGCGCTGCAAGGGTCTTGAGGCGAGTGTCCAGGCTGTCGCGCTGCACCTGGCTCAAACCAGCCAGCGAGCCCTTCAACTCCTGCTCATACTTGATACGCAGCTTGGCCGAGTCAGTGAGCTTTTCAGAGGTGGCCAGCTCCAGGCGCTGGCTGGCGATCTTTTCGTCCAGGCCCTTGGCCATGTTGTCATAGGCCGTCTGCAGCTGCTTGACGGACTGCGCAGCGCCCCTGGCCCCGGCATCCTGCTTGGCATAGGCCTCGCGGATCTTGGCCTCCATCTCGGGGGTGAAGGCAGCGCCCAGCTTGCTTTTCCATTCGGCAATCTCAATCGCGGCCTTCTGCGCGCTGCTGCCGTATTTCTTCAGATAGGTATCAGTCAGGCCCACCACGGTGGCCTGCTTGGCAGTCTCCTGAGTGGCGCCCTTGGTCTCCTGAGCCAGCGTGTTCGTGGAGCCAGACAAGCCCTTGAGCTGTTCTGAGGTGGCCGTCATCGAGGCCGATACCTGGTTCAGCTCAGAACGCACGGCGGCAAGGTGCCGCTTGTAGTTTTCGTTACTCGGCTCCGCTTCGCTCAGTTGGGTGAATAGGTCCGCCTGACTGAGCAGGTAGCGGCTGCGCGCCTGCAGCGTGTTGGCGCTCTGATTTGCCTTCGCCTGCGGATCTGCATTGCGAACGATATTCAGGAACGTGACCAGATTGGCCGCAGCGCGTACCGCAGCACCACCGACCCCGACCACCCAGCCAGTGAAGGTCTGGAATGCAGCGCGCGTACCTTCGGACTGCAGCGTGGTGTTGAGGTCTTCCACGCTCTGACGCAGAGCCGGCAGGCTGGCACTGTCCGCAGTCATCAGACTGTTGATGGTGTTGCCCACCGCAGTGAGTGCACCGCCCAAGGTATCGCGGGCCGCCTCAGCAGCACCGCCATAGGAGCTTTCCAGCTCTGCAAACACAATGGCCTGCGCATCGGCCAGGCGGCCGCTGTTTTCCAGCGCCTTGGCCATTTCGATCTGAGACTCAGTGAACTTGAAGCCCTGGCGCTGCAGTGACTGCATGCCCGTGCTGGGCTTGTCCAGCGCCTTGGCCACCGTCTCCATGGACTGGTTGAGGTTCATTTCCAGCCGGGTGCCCATGTCCATGGCTGCCCGGATGGCACGGGGAACCTGCTCGCCCGTGATATTCACATAGGCCAGCAGACGCGCCTGCGCCTGGTTGACCTCGCCCGCCGAATAGGTCGTGGCCTTCTCCATGGCGTCCGCCATGTCGTTGAGCCGGTCCTGGCTCCAGCCGGCAGCCTCGCCCGTGGACTTGAGCGCGGCCGCGAGCTGGGCCTGCTCTTTCTCTGCATTGATGGTTTCTTCGCGGACCTTGGCGGCCGCAGCCAGCAGCCCTGCCACAGAGATGATGCCGCCCACCGTGTTGGCGATGCTTTCCTTGACGGACTTGTAGCGGTCCTCCACGGCGCCCGCCATCTTATCGTAGGCGTCCTGCACATTCTTGGCGTTCTTCAGCGCGGCCTGCTCGTTCTTATCGAGGCCCTGCGTGAACTGCGCATACTCCAGCGCGAGCTTGACGACCAGCGAACCCAGTGCCGACATAGCTACTCCTGCTCTTCCGCCTCGCGGATCTCGTTGAGCGCCTGCAGGGCAGCGCGCTCCATTAGTTCGATGTCACTCATGACCGCGCGCCGAAGGCGGGGCCGCACGTGGATCTGCAACCAGGCCAGCACGCCGGCGTAGTTGAGGCCAACACGCACACCAGCCATGCCGGCAAACTGCCACTGGGTGCTGATGCCCAGCCAGGCGCGCACGCTGCGCAGGTTGTCGTGATGGACCTCAAAGGCTGCGGGCTCGGCGGGCTTGCCGCCGTCCTCGATCAGACGGGCCGCGCGCTCGATGTCCTCGGCGGGTGCGCCAAAGGCGCGCATAGCCTCCAGCACCGATTCATCCACCGCCCAGGGGTCAGGCTGGACCTGACGAAGCCCAGCCCACCAGCGCGCGGCCTCGATCAGTTTTTTTGCTTGGCACCGCTGTTGGCGCCCATGAAGGCCAGCACAGCTTCGCGGGCTGCACCTGGCAGAGACTTGAAGGCCGCCAAGTTTTCGGGAGTGAACTCGACCGGCTTGCGCTCCATGTCCTGCATTTCCCAGCCAATCAGGACTTCATCCACCACGTCCTTGAAGTTCATGCTGGCGAGTTCGCGCTGACGGTCATCGTCCACGCGCTTGAAGATGCCGATGAAGTGCTCTTCGCGCCAGCCGCTGTCGGTCTTGACTTGGACGGTGACTTTTTCCTTGAAGGTTTCCTTGCGGGCCAGTTCAAACATGGGGTATCTCCTGAAATCAAACGAGAAAAGAAAAAGGGCCGCAGCAGTTGCGGCCCTTGTGGGGTGATGAAAGGTGGAAGCGGTCAGCGAACGATGACCACCAGCTCGTCATTGCCCACCACTGGGTTGACGTCGAAAGGCAGGGTCATCATCACGTTGGATGCATCGTCCTGCAGCGTGAACGGGCCGGGCTGGATGAACGGCATCTGCAGCTCAACGATGTTGCCGGCGGTGGTGCCGTGCACGATGTTGAGCGGGCCTCCCACGCTGGTGCGCACAATCTCTGCCCAGTCCTTGGTCGTGACCTTGGGGAACTCCATGGTGATGGAGCCAGTGGGCTGACGGTCAGCGCTGGAGGTGCCCGCGCAGTTGATCAGCTCGCGCCAGGCCAGCTGGTTGGCCCAGTTGACGCTGAATGCGCTGGTGCAGGCTGCGTGCCCGTGGATCTCCAGCGTGGGCGTGTTCTTCTTGCCCACCGTGAACGGCTGCTTGAACTTGGTGTAGTCCACGCCCGTGGGCATCGCCACCTCGGAGGCCGGGGAATAAGTGCCCAGGAATTCAAACTTCATCACGGGGATGCCCTTGGCGTTCAGCTCAAAGGTGACAGTGCCCCGCGCGTCCTCCATCTTGAAGAGCGTGCCGTCCACGTAGCCATACATGGTCATGACGGGCTCGCCCTCGCTCACGGGCGAATAGCGCACGTCCGTGCCAGCCGTGATGGTCTGGGAGAAGCCGCAGGCCATGAGGATCGGTGCCCAGGCCGGCGCCGTGCCAGCGGTGCCGCTGCCGGCCAGCTCCACTTCAAAGCTGAATTTGCGGTGCTCGCCCACCGTGAGCTTGCCGCTGTTGCCCTTGTAGGGGCGGATCAGGTCGCGGGAGACTTGCTCTGCCGCAATGGGCTCCGGGGTGAAGCCACGCACCAGAACGGCATTGGCTGCAGCAGTGGGAACCACTGCCGTGCCGACCACCGTCTGCACGGCCGCCAGCAGCAGCATCTTTTTCATAGACTTTGCCATGGTGATCTAACCTTTCTTCAGTTGAATCATTCAGCCGAGGGCTCGGCGGCAGGCGCCTGCACTTCGGCCGCCGGATCGGGCTTGCGCTCGCCGGTAACTGGGTCACGCACAAAGCAACCGGCTTTGCCGTGGAACTCATCCACGGGAAGCGGTGCACTGGGTTTGTGCTCGGCGGGCTTCTCGGGCTTGGTTTGTGCAGACGTGTGCACACCCTGCGCAGCCTTGGGCGCAGTCTTTTCTTTAGTGCTCATGGTGATTTGAGAGAGTTTCAGTAGCGAGGTGTACGCAGCACCACCGTGACGTGGCGCCCATACTTCTTGGGGTCGGGCTCATAGACGGCATCGCCGCTAGAGTCCTCGTACTGGAAGCTGTCCAGGGCTTCCATGGCGGCTCGGATCGGGCCGGCAGCGGGCGAGGTCGGCATCAATGCATCCAGCTCCTCCAGCGTGTCGGCCAGGGCCACGATCTGGACCGTGTGCTGGTCGTAGCCACCGCCCATGCACCAGGAATCCTCCGGGATGGTCTCCACATTGAAGACCACCGCAGGGAACTGGGGCCGGGGCGGCAGCTCAATGGCCCAGCTGTTGGGCACATCCTGCAGGGCTGCAGTAATGGTTTCGTGAATGGTCGGCATCAACTGCCCCCCTTGAGCACTTCCTGCACCACCGCCTTGCCCATGGCGTCGATGGCTTGAGTGCGCTTGCGCTCCAGAGCAGGCCGAATGAAAGGCTTGGGCTCCACATGAGCAACTGCCTCCTTGCGCCGCTTGCGGATCGACCTACTGCCGCTGGCACTGCGCCGAGGAACGATCTTGTGACCCAGCTCCACAAAGCGCCAGTAGTAGGGATCGTTATCGCGGCGCGTGACGACTCGACCCTGGCCATTCACAGCCAGGGTTTTCTTGCCCTGGCTGCGCACCTTCTTGGTCTGCTCCCGGCCATGACGCACACCCAGGTGAATTTGCTCAGTGCCTTGTGGCGCCTTGGATTCACGCTTGATGGCGATGTTCTTGATCATGTCGCCGGAGACCTTGGAGCCGTTGGCCGTGGCAATCGCAATCGCCTCAGCCTTGAGCACACGCCCGCCTGCCACCACCACCTTGCGCGCAACACGCTTTTGCATGTCAGTGCGCACTCTCGTGAACTCGGCCCGCATCTCGCCAATGCCGAGGGTTTCGGTTTTAGCCATTGTTCAGACCGCTTTCACAAGTCAGGAGCAAAGCACGCCGACGATCCACAACTGGATTGACATGTTTGATGTTGAAGATCTGGCCATTCAGAACGACCCGCATCTCTGCGGTAATGCCAGGCCGCCAGTAGAGAAAGAACTCCTCTCGGGCGACAGCGACCTCACCACCAGCAGAAGTGCCCGCGCGCTCAAACCCGCTTTTGCTGGTGCGCGTGGCCCAGACCTGCGATGCGACTGACGCCCAGGCGGCCTTGACTCCGCCCGAGGTGCCTTTTGTGAACGTAGGCGCCTCAATGTCTATGCGACAGTTGAACTTTCCAGCTTTCAGCATAGGCACCTCAGAAGCGCGGCGGGACGGTGATGTCGGCCAGCATGCTGCCGATGAACTTCAGCGGCAACTCAGCCACGATGGTTCCTGTAATCAGGGACTCGCGCTGCTGAAACAATGTCCCGGCCTGGAGCAGCATCCAGGTCTTGACCGATGGGTAAGCGTCGAAGTCCACGCCAGCCTTGTATTTGATGCGTACAGGACCGCCACCACCAGCCAGGGTTAGATGGCTGACCCGCTGACCTACCTGCAGGCTGTACTGAGCCGGCGAAAGTACCTGGCCGCCTGAAGCAAGAGACTTCACCTCCAGCACTTCAACGGCCTGACCCACATCGAGCGCACGGCTCAGCAGGCCCGCAGGCCAGTCCTCCACATACTCAGCCTGGCGTATCGCAGCCCCCGTTTCGGTCTCACATTGAGTTGTGACCGTGGGAATGATCAGATCGCGGATCAGCGCCTCCTCGACGTTGGCCAGGTCATCACGGACCCAGGCCACCACATCCTGGACGGTCAGCACTGGATCGCCGCTGTATCGAATGCGGCGCGCCATGATCAGGGCCGGTCGTCGTCAGAGCCACCAGTGCCGGCGCCGCTGCCATCAGGGGACCTGTCGCCGCCATCGCCGGTGCCCTTGCCATCTGCGGTCTTAGTCGCGGGAGTCTTTTCGCCTCCGCCTTCTGCCGCATTCTGCTTTCCGCGCGCGGGCTTGGCTTGAGTCTGCGAATCGGCCAGGCCGGCATCGACCAGGGATGTAGCCGTTTCCTCATCGAAACCGGCCACCTCGCCCTTGTTGTAGCCACGCCAGGGCTTCTTGAACGTCACAGCGACTTTTTTATCTTTGCTCATGATGAATATTCCTTGAGGTTGAACCTCCGCCCAGTTGCTACCAGGCGGGAGAGGCGAAGATGCTTAGGCCAGCATCTCCTTGCCCCACTTCACGGCAGTGCCCACGGCGATGGATTCGACGTGACGGGGACCGAAGTCGTTGTGATTGATCACGCGCACCAAAGTCTGGTCACGTTGGAAGGCGCTGACGGTGTCACCGTTGGCGTCCTTGTAAGAGGCTTCGGTGCTATAGGCCAGAGCGAGCTGCCCGGTTTCACCGATGTAGCAATCGGAGTAGTCACCGAAGTAGATTTCGGATTCGTCACCACCCGCCCCCAGGTTGATCGGGATCTGCGTGGACAGCTTGTAGGGGTAGCCCTTGAAACGGCCTTCATTGATCTCGGGATAGGCCAGGTTGCCGTTTCCATCACGAACCGTCTGCAGGAAGCGGACGGTACGCGGATTCATCATCCAGCCACAGCTAGCCAGCTTGGCGTTCGCCAGCTCCACGCGAAGCATCAGGCTGCCGCAGAAGGCATCGATTTCCGCCATGGTTGCACCCGCCGGTGCGGCCACCACGTTGAAGGCCGGCGCCCAGTAGCGCAGACCTTTAGGGGTGAGCCCGCCGTTACCGTTGGAACGGATGAAGGTGATGTCTTCATACAAGCCAACGCTTGTAAAAAGATCATCCACAACAATCGCGTCCACTTGCGGATTGACGCCCTGGAACTTGAGCAGGTCATTGCTGATAGGCACCAGAGCCGCCAGCTTCTTGGCCTGGAGCTTCAGGTCCTCAAAGGTCATGCCAGTCACGGGAATGTCGGTATCCATGCCGATATAGCCCACCGAGGTGTTGCCCTTGACGCGAGGCAGTCCCATGTTGCCGTTGATCAACGGCAATGTCTTCACACCGAAGCTGCGCAGGATGGATACCGGGCGCAGCGATTCAATGACCTCGCGGGCCATGTTTTCAGGGATGAGCACCCCGCCAGCTCCGGGAGTGGTTGTGGACAGCGCCATGACCACGCCCTCGTCCAAACCGCCTTGGCGGGCCAGCTCGGCAGCCTGCATCTGGTTGCCTTGAGCCTGAGCGATCATGCGAGCCATCTGCGCGACACGAGTGCCGGCGGGCGCGTTGTCGTGGACCGTGATATGGGGTGCAGCAGCTGGAGGGGATGCAATGCCACGGCCAGATTCAGTGACCGGCACCGCCGCCGAGGCTGCCAGGCGCTCTGCCGATTCGGCACGGGTAATTTTTGCGGTCAGGTCAGCCATCTGGCTTTCCAGGGATGTGAACTGTTGCAGTTCTTCGGCCGAGAGGGTTGCGCCGTCGGCTTCCTTCTTGGCCAAGGCCTGCAGCTGGGTATTGAGCTGGGCGCGTTCGCTGCGGAGTTGAGTCACGAGAGACATGGTTTGCTTCCTTGAGGCAATAAAAAAGCCCGCACGGCGATTGCCTGCGGGCCGGGGGATCTGCCGCGAACGCGTCAGAGTTGAACTTGTGCTGCAGCAGCTGCAGCGCGTACAGAGAGCCGACTGCCGCTGGGGCGGTTGGCCCGTGTCACGGCGATAGCGCGGGTGATGTTGTCGAGAGCGTCGGTCGGCGCTTCCAGGCGGTCGGCCAGGCCCAGGCTGATTGCCGCTTGACCTCGATAGACCCCGGCCTCCGTGGCGCGCACGGCATCGGGGCTCAGCCCGCGATATTCCGCAATCGCATCGACGAACATTGCATAGCCTTCATTGACCAGTCCCTGCAAGTACTGCAGAGACTGCTCCGTGAGGGGTTCATGCGGCGAGAGGTCATTCTTGTGGGCACCAGCGTAGACCGTGGTCACTTTGACGCCGGCCCGCTCCTCCATCACAGAGCGGTCCATATGCTTGGCAATCACGCCGATGCTGCCCACGCCGCTGGTGCGGCTGACCACCAGCTCCGAACAAGCCGCCCCAATCAGGTAGCCACCGCTAAAGGCCTGGAAGTTGACGATGCCCGTGATGGGCTTTTGCCGACTCATGGCCCGCAGATCCGAGGCCAGCTCAAAAGCACCCGTGGCAGAACCGCCGGGGCTGTCGATGTCCAGGACGATGCGCTCCACCTTGGGATCAGCCACCGCACGGCGCAGTTCGCTGCGCAGCCCTTCATAGCTGGTCATGGTCTCGCAGACGTTCATGTGTGCGCCACGGCTGACCAGCAGGCCATGCACAGCGATCACTTCCACGCCCGTGGACTCAACGACCGCCCGGCGCTCGGCCTCCTGCCTGGCCAGCGCAGCTGAATAGTCGTCATCGTCGTGCCACATGCGCGGCTCGGTCGGGCCTGGCAGGTTGATGATGTTCAGGCCCATGGTCTGATTGGCCCAGCGCACGGCCATTTCGACCGTGTCGGGCGTGGCGAGAAGGGGCTGATTGAACAGCAGCCCGGCTGCACGGAGATAGCTCTTCATTGCGGTGCCAGTAGTTTTTCAATTTCACGCTGCTGGTTCACCAGCTGGGCGCGCACTTGAGGGTTGTTGAGATCCGGAGTGCCCTTGCTGGCATCCACCATGTTCAGCGGCTGCAGGTAGGTATCCCCTCCACCGATGGGCGGCATGTTTTCCAGGCGCCGAATGTCGTTGACCGACAGCCAGCCCCACTGCCGCCCGATGGCGTAGGCCTCGTAGCGGCTTTTTTGATCGCCCCGCATGAGGCCGGACAGGTTGAACTCGATGAAGTAGCGCCCCCGCTCCTTATCAAGCAGAAAGTCGCGCATCATTGCGCCCTCGTGCCGCTTGGCCCAAGGCAACAGCGCGAACACCACGAAATGGATCAGCAGCTGTTCAATGGTGTTGTAGTTGGCCTTCTCCAGGTCGTTGACCATGGGCAGCGGGATCTTGTAGATCCGAGCCACATCCACGCCCGATGTCTTGAGCATGGAGATCATCTCGGCATCGACGTTGGACAGTGAAACCGCCTTGAAGGTCATGCCCTCCTGCAGCAGCGCCACTTTCCGAGCATTGTCTGCACCGCTAAATTTGCTGCCCCACTGGTTGATGATCCCGTCGATGGTGGCCTGGTCAGTGATGGCCCTCATCTCCTTGGGCCGCTCAATGACGCCCGACAGACTGGCTCCGTTGGCAAAAGACTTTCCCGCAAATGTCCGTACTGTCTGCGCAAGGCCAATGGCATCGGCGTGCAGCTGAATGGGCGACAGCCCCAGATAGCCGTTATGGCTGTGCCAGCGAACGTGGTGCACCAGGCGCATGGGCAGCGGTGCACCGGCGCCGGCCACCTGGTAATAGGGCAGTAGATCCGGCCCCTTCAGCACTGTGACCTTGGATGAATCCAAAGGCCAAAGTGCCTTGACCTGGCCGTGATCGTCACGGTCGATGAAGGAATAACTGTTGCCGCGCAGACCTGCGGCCATCTGCGACAGTTCCACCCGTTCGTAGGGAGTCTGGAAGTCGTTGGGCTTGCTGCGCAGGACGTTGTAGAGCGGATGATCAGTGGCAGCGACCCGCCCCCCATCGTCGAGGCGCTCATACAGCTCAGCCGGGCAAGAGGCCAAGCTCTCAGCCAGCAGCGTGACGCAGTTCTGCAAGATGGGCAGGGCCAACGCAGATTCAGGCGTGACACGCACACCGGAGGCGCTCACCCCGACCGATCCCAGAAAGCCGTTCCAGAAACCGCCTTTGCTGTCGACCAAGTCGCCGGTGCCACCACCGCCAAGCAGCGAAGAGAAAAACATGGCGATCCTTTACTTTTGGGCATCGCCCTTGGCGATCAATGCGGCTGCGGCCTTATCCAGCAGCAGCGCATACAACAACAGACCGACCCCGGCCACGCACAGCGCCACCGGAATGCTCCACAGAGCCAGCCCACCAACCAGGAGGGCGAAGCCGAGCACTCCAAACACAAACGAGAGAATCCGCAGCTTCATATCCGCACTCCTGATTCGTAAATGGAAGGTCCGCCCAACTGGGAGCCCTTCCCGCTGATACCGCAAGCCATGACCGAGGCGACGATGCCGTCAATTCGGCCGATGGCCTTGGACTTGTCCACCTTTCGGTTGTTGGCCGGGTCATGAGTCACCACGGCATTTGCCGCATTCCAGGTCAGCACCGGATTGCCGTCATGCATCAGCCGTTCGATATCAGCGTCCTGCTCCGGGATCTGCTCCTCGCCCGACTCATCTGCGACAAGCTCTGGTGCACCCAGAAGACGGCGTTCAAACTCATCGACGGCAGGCCCCATGGACTGGTAGCCCTGGCCGAAGCCTTCCATGGCTGGCAGCGTGATGTTGTTGTCAGCCATGAGCTGCAGCAGGTCGGCAATGCGCCAACGGTCGTAGGCGATCTTTTCCACCCCGGCGAAGTATTCGCAGATGGCTTTCAAACGCCGCAGCACAAACAGCTTGCTGACTGCTCTGCCTGGCGTAGTCTCCAGCCAGCGCTTTTCGATCCACTCCCTATAGGGGACGCGATCCTTTTTCTCCCTGGCATCCAGGTCGTGATCCGGTATCCAGAAATAGGCCATCAGCCGCCAGCAGGGGTCTTCAATGGTCGGGAAGAACAGCAATACAAAGGCCGTCAGGTCGGTGGTGCTGGACAAGTCCAGGCCGCCCACTGCCCTACGATTCCTGAGTAGCTTCAGCGGAAACTTCTCTTCTGCTGCCGTCCATATCTCCCAGTCGATCCATGGCGACTCGGCCTGCGTCCACACGCAGAAGTTCAGGCGCAGCACCTTGGCCTGCAGCGACGGCATGCCCCTTGCGCTCTGCACCTGCGCCCGCAGGTAGGCATAGCCTGGAATGCCTTCGCGCTGACCTGGCAGGCGATATCGCAGCGACGGATTGACCTTGGGCCAGCAGCGCTCATCCTTGATCGGGTCGTCGCCCTTATCGAGCGAGCAGATGAAGCCGAAGAACCGATCATCCTGCGCCTTGCCCGTGCACACGTCTGCACCGTAGTCGTGATACCGACCGCAGGGCGTGTTCTTGTCGCTGCCGCTGTTGGTGATCATGATCACCATGGCCCGCCGGCGGCTCTTTGTGCCAGCAACCATCATGTCAATGACTGTCGCGGTCTTGTGCTCGTGCACCTCGTCAATCAGGCCTACATGAGGGCGAGGACCAGAGCTGCCCTCGTCTGCAGAGATGGTCTTGAAGAAACTGTTCGTGTTCGCGTAGAACAGGTTCCAGACCTTCTCATCCCGACCCGACTGCACCAGGCGAGAGGCAAGGTCGGGCGACTGGTTGACCATGGCCACCGCATCACGAAACAGGATCTGCGCCTGGTCTTTCTTCGTCGCTGCAGCGTAGATTTCCGCCCGCTGCTCAGAGTCAGCCGTCAGACCATACAGGCCGATGCCCGCCACCAACGGGCTTTTGCCCGAGCCTTTGCCCGTCTCGATGTAGACCACGCGGAAACGGCGCTGCCCGTCATCCATGAACCAGCCGTACAAGCTGCCTACGATGAAGGCCTGCCAGGGCGCCAGCAGGAAGGGCTTGCCTTCGTAGTCGCCGCCATTGAGTTTGAGGACATCCTCAAAGTAGCCGATGGCGCGGTCTGCTGCATCCTGGCTCCACACCAGGCCGCGCTTGTGACCGGACTTGAGGTCACTGAGATGGCGCTTGCATGCAGCGCGCACCAGTGGGCCTGCGATGATGCGCCCCTGCAGCACGCGGCGCGCGAATTTAAGGACGCGGCAATCAGCTGAAGTAGCGCTTAACGGCGTCCTTTTCGTCATTACCGAACAACTCCCCTTGCGGCAGCGGCGCAGATTTCATGTTTCGCCGGGCCAGGGGCGACATACCGAACAGCGCGCCGGCGGCGTTCGCGCGCTTTTCCGCGTCGTTTGCCAACTGGCGCCAGACGCTGATCTGCCTTGCGCCCGTGGCGTAGGTCTGCACATCGCCGCTTTCTGGATCTGCCAGGTTCTTCTTTGCGATCAATTCACGGAAGCGGCGCCAGTCGGCCACGGCCTCGCAGTAGGAGGCAAGGGCCATCATGTCCAGCTGATGCACCCAGCCCAGCGTGAGCAGATCGACCACCACGCGGCGCCACTCATCCTGTGCGGCCGGGCTGAGGAATTCCGGCATCGGCGGCTCGCTCGATGCGACCGTCTGGGCCTCCACTTCGCGGAGCAGGTCAGCCGCGTTTTTTTTGCTGGCATTTCCGCCTGCGAGGTGCAGAAAAGAGGGTTTGGCGCTGCGGCCAGAGTTTGCATTTCCAGCCATACAGGCCTCCTGACTTGATACCCCCCCTCCCCATATTTCCCGCATTTTGCGAACGGAGAGGGGCTGTCGGTCTCGAACCTTCAAAGGGTCGAATTTTTCACCCCCCCTCCCCCTCGGGTCGGCGTCGGTTCCATGGGTGAAACGGGTCTGAGGGGCGGCCCGAGGGGTCGCATCCAGGCACCCGACCGGACTTTTCGGCCCGCTGCTTCACCGAGTCATGGCAGTGCTTGCACAAGGGCTGCCAGTTGGACCGGCTCCAGAACAACTGCTGAGCTGCAGCCAGGCGGGCCGGATCTCCCGACTCCCTGGCCTCGCGCAGTCGCGGCGCTTCGATGTGGTCAACCACAGATGCTGGCTCCACTTCTCCCTGCTTCGCGTGCTCTGCACACAGCGGGTTGTCACGCAGGAACTGATCGCGGGCCTGTTGCCAGGCGTAGTTGTAGCCGCGCGAGTGCGAGCTGCCGCGCCGGTCGTCATGCGCCCGTTTGCTGGCGTTGCTCATAGTTGCTCCGAGGGGGAGGACAAAAGAAAACCCCGCACAGCGCAAACTGGCGGGGTTCCCGGCAAGGACTCAGCGGTTAGGGGCACCGAGCACTAGCTTGCCGCAAATGTACTGCAACTCTCTATGTTGTAAAACTCCCTTGGAGCTGCGCATGGGAGCGTCTGCGCTCTTTATCCTGAGCAAGTGCCACCAGCCAGGCATCAATGGCACGGTCTGCAGCATCCAGTTGCGCATGCACTGTTGACGGGGCGCGGCCAATCTGGCGGGCGGTGCCCGTCACGCCCAGGTCACGGACATAGATGCAGTGCAGCGTCTCATACAGGTGGGACTTGCCGCCCTTCAGCGACTCCACCGCCTTGTCCGTCTCCTCCGCCTCCAGGTGCAGCACCGGCATGACCGACTCGCGGTTCTTCTGCGGCTGCTCAACGCTGGCACCCCACACGGCCAGGATGTTCTGCGATGGGAAGCCGAGACCATTGTTGTCTCTCCGTGCCCGCCACAATGCCCAGTTGTCCAGGCGGCGCTTGATGTGCTCGATCCGCGCCATGGTCAGGAGCCCCCCAGATCACCGTGGCCGGCGATCATGCACACGTGTGCACAACCAAAGCGAGCCATCAGACGCGACACCTCAACCGCCCGAGCAAAGCGCGTGAAGGGCGCACCGACCACCTCGCCGCCCTCGCATGCCCAAAAGAAGTCGGGCCGCCCAGTCAGGCCCATACGCACGATGCCCCACACAGCCTTGTCCTTCTCGGCATAGCGCAGGATCGTCTTGTACACCTCGGGCATCTTGGCCTTGATTCGATGCTGCCCCTGTGTGATCAACCAACGCTCATGTTCTGACCACTGACTGCTCACTTTCTGATCTGTTGTCCCTTTGTCCATTCTGTCCACCCTTTATATATAGAGTTCAGAGAACCCGCCTGCAAGCCACGCGCACGCGCACCTGCACCCCTAACGCATCGGCCTGTGCCCGCCCGCAAGTCCAACTCCGCAGACACCAGGACACCACAACCATTCGGCAATGCAGCGGCCTCAACCCTGGAAACCAGGAGAAGGGGTATCTGGTGAGGTCCATGCAAAACGCATGGACATCGTGGACATGGACAGACATCAGCCGATAGGCACACCAAAGCAGGCCGTCCCCGCCACTGCACCGCAGGCCTGGCACACCATTGCCATAGCCACTACGTGGACGCGAATCACGCCTCCAGCCACGTAGGCAGTGCAGCGCGATTCAGGCGCTGCCCTCCATTGAAAAGATTGGTAATCAGAAGGGCGCATCGTCCCCGCCCCAAGGCACTGCGTGGTCAGGCGCAAACTCGGGCGGCAGAGGCGGCGCTACAAACGTCACGTCCTCCACAGCCTCGGCCACACCCGGAGCCACCGCTGGCGCCTGCTCATCCAAACCACCCACACGCGATTCCGGCGGCCAGTTCGCGGGCCGCACATAACCCCAAGGCCTCGGCGCCACGCTGCTACGCTTGCGCTCCCAGCCCTCATGCTTGAGCCAGCTGGTAATCTGCCCCTGCAGTCCAGGCGGCGCCTTGGCCGGGTCTGCACCCAATGCTTGCACCAACTGCGGTAGCGTCACAAAGTCGGCCAGGTGATTGACCACGCTCTGGATGCCGTTCTGCATCGGTGCCCGAGTCAGCACCTGCAGCAGCTCGCCATCGACGGCGGTTTCCACCAGGCGGCTCTCCTGCATCGGCTTGAACAGGCGTTCTTCCTGGTCGCCCGTGGGCGTGTAAGCCTCACCCTGCAGATAGCGGGCAAAAGCCTCGGCAAGCAGTTGCTCGCGGTACTTGGCCACGAACTCGGTATTGATCTGACGCTTGACCGGGATCGGCCAGAAGCGCCGGTTGCCCGTGCGGTCGCGCAGGTACGTGTCCTCATTGGTGGTGCCCACCAGCACGCACTGACGCGGGAACGACTCGACCGTCGTGCCATAGGCCACCCGGTAACGGTCCACCTTGGCCGAGATAAAGGCCTTGATCGCGCCCACCTCTGACTTGCTGAAATGGGTCAGCTCGGCAATCTCATACAGCCACAGGCCTTGCACCTGCTCCTGCGCTTCCTTGCCCTTGCCCACTTCAAACGGGGTATCGCTGAAGTATTCGCTGGTCGCCAGCGTCTCCACCAGGGTGGACTTGCGCAAGCCACCGCTGCCCTCAAGCACAGGGCAATAGTCAAACTTGCAGCCTGGCTCCATCACGCGGTAGACCATGCCCAGCAGCCAGAACCGGCCAACCAGGCCCAGGTACTCAAACAGCGCGGGCTTGATCGTGTCAGGCTTATCGCCCAGCACATGCACCAGCCAGTTATCCACGCGCGGCTTGCCATCCCACTTCAGGCCCGTCAGATAGTCCCTGATCGGGTGATAGCGGCGCGTGGCCGCGACCGTCAACATGCCCTCTTCCAGCGCGGCCTTGCTGATGCTCGGCAGCCCATAGGTATCGGTCAGCCACTTGCCCAGCAGCAGAGAGTCGGCATTGCGCACCTCGCCGGGCTTGGCATAAGGCCATGGCCAGGCCTTGCGGCACTGCACCGTATTGCGCAGCTCATCAAAGCCCAGCACATCCTTGATGTCCGGCAGGCGCTCCAGGCAGCGAATCACAAACTTGCGCGAGACATTCCAGCGCGACTTCTCGCTGTCGTAGTAGTACGACATCCAGCTCGGCACCAAATAGCCGCCGATCTTGACCATATCGTCGTCAAAATCGTCATCATCAGTGCCGCCCGTGCCAACGGGATCATTGTTTTTTGGCGGCTTGCCACCGCTGCCGCCCGCTGGTGCAGGAGCGTCAGCCTGAGCGGGCGCGTCTGCAGGCGCGTCCACAACCGGCAAAGGCTGCGCGCGGCCGAAGAAGGCCAGAACATCCTCGCCCGTCCAGCCTTCATCGGCGATGGCGTCCTTGCAGTCCCAGCCGCTGGGCTTCTCACCAGGGGCGGGAATGGGCAGCAGTTGCACCTTGCAGCCATGGTCAGCCAGCAGCGCACCGCCAATATCCAGCATCGCCTTCATGCCGGGCTGCTTCTCTGCAGGCAGCAATGGCTTGCTGGCTTCAAGTGCAGCCTTGGCTTCCTGGTCACCCTTTACCGTGGCCTGCTCGGCCTTGGTCAGCTTCTCTCGGTGGGCATCACAGTCAGGCCACAGCAGCACCGTGCAGCCAGCCAGCCATTCCCACATGGCCTTGGCCCAGGCCTTGCAGCCGCCCGGCCAGGACACCACGCAGTAGATGCCGGGGGCGCACGCATCCAGCAAGGCCTGCAGCACCTGGGCCTTGACCTCGCCCTCAACCAGGATGACCGTGCGCTCACCCGGGCGTGTGCCGCCAGGGAAATACAGCGGCCGGGGCTCGTCCCAGGTGCGCCACTTCCAGCCCATGCTGCCATCGCGGTCTGACTTTGCAAAGGTATAGGGCAGCGTATCTTTGCCGCCGTCGCTGGTGCCGAATCGCAGCACATAGCCCAGCAGCTCAGCGCCGTCGCGGTATTCGGCCGTGTTCTGCAGATCCTCCGGCTTGCGGTGGTAATGCGCAAATGTGGGCTTGGACGCGATGGAAGGCACAGGCCACACTGAAGTCCAGTTTTCTTTATCTTTCTGGGGCTTGGGTGCAGGCGCCGGGCGTGGCTTTGCTGGTGGTGCCACAGCAGCACCGCTGGCCGTCTTCACCACACCAGCCACATCCTCAAGGCCAAGATCGCGCGCAAGCTCCAACGTGGCCTGCACCATCGTCAAATCGTTGATTTCTGCGTACAGGCTCAGCAAATCCTTGCCGGATTCCTTCGAATTGAAGTCGGACCAATAGCCAGCCTTCTTCCCGGACAAGCACACACTGAAGCTGCGGCCGGCGCCGCCATTTCGGTCGGCGCACTTCCACTCGTGCCCCTCCCTCTTACCCCCAGACAACCATGCCCCGACCAGCGTATCGATCTGATCCAGCAATGCATCGGCCAGCGCCCGAAACTTGAGCGGCGGCAGTTCTTCGCGGTGCTCTTTCATGCGGCACCTCCAAGCATGAGAAAACAGAAGAACACGCCGGCGTCCCTAACACCGGCAGCGTGTGCCAAAACCATTCATTACCCCCAGAGTTGCAGAGCTTGCGAAAGCCCAAAAACCGCATCGTTCGCGGCGTCGTTTGAATCTGTTTGCGGGCGGCCGTATTCCGCTGCAGGGCGGTTGCGGCCAGGCACCTTGCGCTCGCGCACCTGCACTAGGCGGCCGTAGCGCTTCATGTTTCCGACCGTCTGACGAATCGCCTTGAAGGCCACGGGTGCCGAAGCCATCAAATGGGCGGCAATCTCTGCCAGGGTCGGGGCGCGCTCGGGCGTCCACAGCTGCTGCACGGTCTGCTCGATGGCAAGGCTGATTTCTCCTGCGGGCCTCATTGATCCACCTCCAGGCCGGCAGCGCGGCGCACATTGCGGTGCAAGCGCAGAAGCAGCTCAACCTCGCCCATGATCTGGGCGCACATCTGCTCGGCCTCAGCCGGCTCCACGCGCTTGTCCTCGGTGACGCGCATGCCCAGGGCGGTCAAAGACCCACCCTCAACGCCCAGCTGCAGCAACTTCTTCTGAATGGCTTCGGCCTCGCAGGGCCAGCCACCAGGAGGAGCCGGGGGCAAGGTCATAGCCACCATGCCGTATTGCTGGTTCAGCATGCTCAGCCACTTGAGGGCGCTGGGCTCGCGGCATTCCTGCATCCATTCCGTCAGCAGCTCCAGCATCTCCAGATTGATCCACTCGCCATCCACGCCACGCAGACGGGCGCGCAGGGTCTCGGTGTGAATGCTGCGACCACGGCGCACGGTCAGAAAGGTGGCAGCGGCTGATACGCCACCGGGGGTGTTGCGCACCGCGTTGTAGAGCACATCGCGCCATGCATTGGGAGACAGATAGCAGGTCATCGCCCACCCCCTTGAAACAGAAAAATTTCAGGCTTTCGGCCCGCGACCGCAGCAACGACACTGCGTCCATGAATAGAAAAGCCCACCGCCCGCAGCACAACAAGCCGCACACACCTTCCTGCGTGTGCAGCACCTTGATGGAGCGAGGAGACAAAACGCCCGGCAGCTGTGCAGCTCCGATCTGGGCGGTGGGTGAAGGTCAGGCAGTCAACCAAGGGCCGACTCCTGCGAAGGCTGAGCGCCGACATGGCTCATCGCAGCAACGTGCTTACGCCACAGCGCCGCTTGAACGCGGTCAACCTGATCCTTAGACAGCTCATCAGGCCATTGCGATACCGCAGACGGTGTAATCCGGCACTCGCGCGCGACTGACGCGGCTGTACCACCCAACAGTTCAAACGCATGAGACTTTTCCATGCCGCTGACTTTAGCACACTCAAGTCACAAACGAAAGCAGCCTAAAGTGTTTAGGTGGCTTAATTAATCCATGGCCCTTAAAGATCGCATCCAGGCACTCATAGACGCGGGGTTCACTCGCACAGAGATCGCTAAAGCCGCGAAAAAGTCCCAAAGCGCAGTGACGCAATGGCTCAGCGGCGATACCAAGGAGTTGAAGTCCGATTCAGCAGCCGGCATCCAAGCCGTTACCGGCTTCAGTGCCGTATGGCTTGCCACAGGCAATGGACCACGGCTCGCTGCAGAAGCTTCCAATGTGGCGCTAGGCCCCAACATGGGCGGCACCGTGCCCCTTCTTTCTAGCGTCCAAGCAGGCAACCCCAAAGAGTTAGTGAACAACTATTCCCCGATGGCAAGTGATGCAGAGCAGATCCCGACTGCCGTCCCAGTCAGGCAATACACATTCGCCCTGCGAGTTGAAGGCGACTCGATGGAGCCAGACTTCAAAGAAGGCATGGTCATCATCGTTGAGCCAGATCTAGAGCCTCTGCCCAACGATTTTGTGATCGCCAAGAACGGCAGTGAAGAATCCACATTCAAGCAACTTGTGAAGGACGGCGCGGATTGGTATCTCAAGCCTCTCAACGAACGTTATCCCATGAAGACCTTCACCTCGGACATGAAAATCGTTGGAGTAGTGAGAGCAGTTGAGCGTCGCTTTCGTTGAGCACACTTAAGAAATTAATTTAGCCAGCTTGCAAACTAAACTTTAGTGAGCTAAAGTCCACCCCGCAACTCGCGTGAGTTGTGGGCTCCACGGCATCGACCGGGCCAGCCCCGGTCGTTAAAAACCTGCTGAGCACATACGGCACCCTTTGGTGCCTTGCCCTGCCCCGTGCAGGGCAAACCTAAGCGCTTTGCCAACCCGGCCAAAGCGCTTAGGTTTGTGCCGCGCCCGTGGTTCTTCTCCTCCCTCCCTCTCTTACTTGCCACGGGCTATGCGGGCTTTTCTTCGGGCACAAAAAAAAACCGCCTCAAGGGCGGTTGGTGCATGTAGGCCAAGCTCACAGACTCGCTTGAACGCGTTTGGTCCAATCCGTACCGGACTGACCTGCGCAGCTGGTATTCCAGTCAACGGCCTTGCCTGCTGCGTTTGCTGCAACGCTCTCGGTCACCACTGCATTGAAGCTGTTGGTTGCCCGGAACACTAGGCATACGGTATCCGTCTTCTTGATATGAATGATGGAGACCAGCTCAAATGACTTTGGGTTCTTCGCTATCGCGCGCATGGCGTAGGCTGTGTTCAACATGCGAGAGAACATGGCTTTATCCACCGCCTCTGCGATGGCGCGATCCGCCAGACGCTTTGCGTCTTCGGCCTTTTGTTCAGGAGTCTTCTGCTCCTCTAGGCGCTGAATAGCCAACTGATTCAGACGCTCCTGCTCCTGCTTGCTGTCACCGCACGCAGCCAATGAGACAGCAACAGCCCCGGCCGCAAACCAAGCGGCGATTCGATTCCTCAACATCTTTTCCCCTCAAGACCTCTACTCGGCCTTGATCCTACCAGCCACCCCGAGTGGTGCCGCATGTGCTCAGCAGGACCAGCCCGCCCCGACCAGGCGGGCTTTTTCTTGCCCAAGGAGCAGAGGATGAGCACCACACAAGCCTGTGCACACGTGTGCACAGCAACCAATAGCCCAGTCGTATTGCCCGGACTGACCGGATTAACCGACTGCAGTCACAGCCCGTTCAGCGATGCACTCGTTCTGATTGCCGAGGGTGGCAAAGGCTCCCTTGTGGTTCGCCGACACCTGACCAATTGGGAGACGAAGTGGACGCCCGAGCGCGCAGGCGCATGGATCGGCATTGAGTACCGCTACGACGCGGCGGGCACCGAATTCAGGCGCGAAATCCGCCTGGTCGAAGACGATCACGGCGAACTGGTGGAAGTCTCCACATGCTGACCCGCTACATCGTCACCTGTGGCGGGAAACGCCGCACCACTCTTGCGACCGGCAGCTGCGACGCCATCGCTCGCGCTATGGCCCGCTTCGGCAACGCCCACCCCATCAGCGCACGGAGGGCTGCAGCATGAGCGCGCCCATCGTTCAACTGGACGGGGCTCCGACACCCCCCATGCGCAAACGTGTTCGGCGGGCATATATCCGTTGCGCCGCACTCTGTGCTGTGGCATTGGCCCTGGCTGCGCTGCGCGTGGCGATTGACGCTGGAGTGCTGTGATGCCCAACGCATTGACCGACACCCAGATCCAAATGAGCGGCGTGCTGCTGCAGGACGCCGAAGTCCGAACCCTCCCCATGGGCGACGACAACACCGCCATGCCCGTGCTCTGCCTGGTCATGGAAACAGACGGCAGCTGCACCGCCCCTGTGCGGGCCGAGCAGGTCTACCCCGCCGCAATGCGTGGCGATGCAGACCGCGCCGCCAAGAGCATGAAAAAAGGCATGCGCGTCACGGTCTGGGCACCCATCGCCCAGCTGCGCACCACGCTTGGCATGTCCAGCCGTATCCAAGTCCACGGCCGCGCCCCGCAGGCCAACGCAACCCCACCCAAGGAGGCAGCACATGCCCATGCTTGACCCCATCATCGTCGCCCTGACTGGCCCCGCCGGCGCGGGCAAGGACACTGTGGCCGACTACCTGGCTGAACATCACGGCTACACGAAGCTGGCCTTTGCCGATGCGCTGCGCGATGAAATCGGCCGTGCCTTTGACGTGTCGATCCAGCTGCTCATCCAGCGCGAGACCAAAGAGCACCCCATGTCAGCACTGGCCCTGCGCCGCTGCATGGACAACGAGTTTGTGAATCGGATCTGGGTCCACCTCGACAAACTGGACCTGAGCGCGCCCCGCAGCCCGCGCCAGATCATGCAATGGTGGGGCACCGAATACCGCCGCGCCAACAATCCGCATTACTGGCTCGATGCCTTCACGACGCGATTCGTCAGGGCGCACCGAGACGGCCAGAACCGCTTTGTGGTGACTGATGTACGCAATGCCAACGAGGCCGAACTCCTACGCGAACTGGGCGCCAGCCTGTGGCAGATCACCCGCCCCGGCTTTGCCCCCCAACCAGGCTCGCACAGCAGCGAAACCACCGGCGCCGAGTTTGCCCCCGACTACCAACTGGTCAACAGCCACAGCATCACCCACCTGCACAAGCAGGCCTATGCGTTGCTGGCCAAGCTTGGCAAAGCCCAGGAGGCTGCATGACACAAGGCCAGACCGTAACGCTGCATCTGCGCACTAGCGAGGGCAAGCCGTACACCCACAAGTCCCGCAAATGCACGCATTGCGGCTTAGGGCTTGCATATCGCGGCCAAGAATTCCGCAAACAACATGCCTGGACAGCAGACCCCGCTGTCTATGCAAACCCTCCCGGCCTTTACGTGGCATGCAAAGGACAAGCAGCATGACCGACACTCAGGACACAGTCACCTTGGCCATGCCCACACCCGGCGGCGGCGAGGCCATGCAGCACCTGCGGGTGCTGAGCATCATCACCAGCAAGACCAACCCCCGCAAGTTCTTCTGCCCCTTCAAACTCACCGAACTGGCCGAGAGCATCAAGGCAACCGGGGTGCACCAGCCCATTCTTGTGCGCCCCTTGCCTGAATCACGCATTCAAGAAGAGATTGCCCAGGCCAAGCTGGAGGGGCGTGAGCCCGCCCAGTATGAGCTGGTGTGCGGCGAGCGACGCTGGCGCGGAACACAGATGGCCGGCCTGGAGTACATCCCGGCGATGATCCGCGAAATGACGGACGCCCAGGCCCTGGAAGCGCAAATCATCGAGAACCTGCAGCGCGAGGATGTGACAGCGCTTGAGGAGGCCGAGGGCTACCAGGCTCTGATGAAAGAAAGCGGCATGAATGCCGATGAGGTCGCAGAAAAGATCAAGAAGAGCCGCGGCTATATCTATGCCCGCCTGAAGATCCTTGACCTATGCCCCGAGGGCCGCGAGGCCATGCGCCAGGGGGAGTTGGACTACAGCTGCGCCCTCCCCATTGCCCGCATCGCCACCTTCGACCTGCAGCGCGAGGCACTGAAGTGGTCCCTGGAGACTGACTACCGCAATGAAAAGCGCAGTGCACGTGACGTGCAGACCCACGTCAAGAGCAACTACATGCTGGACTTGCACAAGGCCCCATTCAGCCGCAAGGACGCAGACCTTTGCCCTTCTGCCGGCGCATGCACCACTTGCCCGCACCGCACTGGCGCCGACCAGGACGAAGACAGCAAGAGTGCAGACGTGTGCACAAACCCACCTTGCTACCGCAACAAGGAGCAGGCCCACGCCGAGCAACTGCGCAAGCAGGCCCAGGAGCGAGGCTGTGAAGTGCTGGGCGAGAGGGAAGCCAAGCAGCTGATCGGCAACTACTACAGCGACTTCACCGGGGTGCCTGGCTACAAGCGCCTGGATAGCCGGCACGACTGCCCCATCGAGGGCAAGACGCTGCGCAAGGCCATCGGCGCCAAGGTCATGGAGCAGTCGGGCATCAAGCCCACCATGATCACCAACCCCAACAACCCCAAGGAACTCATACCTTGCGTGACCCCCGAGCAGGCCCAGCAGCTGCTGCAGATGGCCGGCCACGCCGAGGCCGAGGAGAAGCTGGCCACAGAAGCGCTGCAGCGCGCCGAGCGTGAGGAAAAGGAAGCCAAGACCCAGGCCAAAAACGACTACGAGCGCGCCTGGCGCATGGACGTGCTGCAGGCAGTCATCAAGCGACTGCAGCAAGAAGAGCAGACGGTCGAGCGCTACGCCTCGCCCATGGTCAAGGCCGGCAATCGCTTGGCAGCCCAGCGCCTGGCAGGCCAGCTCAACGGCGACGATTCCAAGCTGCTGTGCAAGCTCTTGGATCTGGGCAAGGTCGTGCCAAAGGAAGCGATCAAGCAAGCCGCCAACGACTGGACAAGCCCCGAGCTGCTGACGGGCTGCATCATCGCCCTGCACGACCGTGGCTACTGGGACCGCTACGACTGGGAATCGAATAGCCACAAGCCCCACACCAACCCCGAGCTATTGGCTATGGCCGAGGCCTGCGGCGTGGACGTAGAGGCTGCAAAAGCCAAGGCCAAAGCGAACATGCGCGCGGCCGAAGCCGCCCGAAAGGCCGCTGTCCCCCCTCAAACTGCCGCCCCGAAGACCGATCTACCCCAACACCCCGCTGCGCGCGCTGGCGGTGATGGCGGGCAAGGCAAGGCCCAAAAAGGCAAGAAGCCCGCTGCGCAGGCCAGCGAAAAGCCGAAAACCAGCGCTGCGCATGCGTCTGCCCAGATTGCTGAGGCGTTGCAGGAGTTGGAAGGATCAGGCGCGGCCGCAGCCGCGCAGGGCAACGATGGGGCGCCTGTGGCTGTCGCCCAGGCACCCATATCAGGCGCTAAAGCGCAAGGCGACAAAGCAGCCCCTGTAGCCGCCAAAGCGGCTCATGGTCTGCCGCCCGCCTCCGAGATCGAGGACGACTTTCCCTACCCGGACGATGACGCCCAGCAGCCTGCTGTTGCGCAGGCTGCGGCCGCTGAAGATGGCCAAGGCAATGCAGGCGCGAAGACAGGGGCTGCAGCGAAGCAATGGACGGCCGAGGAGCTGGTGGCCGAGCGCGTGCAGATCCGGGAGAACGCTACCGGCAAGCAGCAAAAGCCCTGGATTGGCTACGAGGGCACGGTCGTGGCCCAGATTGGCCCCGAGTCCGTAGACGTCTCCATCGTGCGCGCCCCGCGCTGCAAGCCCATTCGCGTGGCTTTCCATATCTCAGAAGTTGAGGTGATCCAATGAACAAAGCCACCCGCCCCATGTTGGAAATCCCGGTGTCTGCCGCCAAGGACATCGCCGATCGCTATGGCTACGACCAAGTGGTCATCATCGCGCGCCGTGTCGGCGACGAGCCCGAGCCACGCGGCGAGCACGTCACCACCTATGGCCGCGACAAGGCGCACTGCGGCGTGGCTGCACGCGTCGGCAATTTCATCAAGCACAAGATCATGGGTTGGCCGGAGTATGAACCTGCACCCCAGGCGCAGGCAGAAGCGCGGGAAGCTGTGACTCAAGCAGTCCGTGACTACTACTTTGCCCTGGACACCCGCCAGCACGGTGGAGCTGCAGCAAGTAAGGCACTTGATGCGATTCAGAAAGCTCTCGGCGTCAACTGGGTTCAAGGTGCCGAAGCATCGGCCCGCGCCTCTATGGCGACATCAAAGGGGGAATGATGGCACGGCGACGCTTCCACACACCGCAGCCCAAGCGCGGCAGAAACCCGCTGATGGTCTTCAACCAGCACAACAGCAAGCTCACGCCTGCCGAGGTCGCCGAGACCATGGGCTCACTGCGCACAGCCTTTGCGCACATGCGTGAAGGCGTGGCCACGCACAACGAATACGTGGTTCTACATTCCAATATGCTGATTGCACAAGAGATTGAGCAGATGGGCGTCGTGCGCGGCCTGCAGGAGCACATCACGGCCGCACTGCAGGCCTGCGCCTCCTACCAGGAGCGCAGCGGCTATGCCGAGAACTGGGCGCCCAGCGATATGCACTTCCACGAGCTGGATGCACTGGGCGCGATGCTGGATCTGCACGAGTACCAGCTGCAGCAGCTCACCGCACGCGAAGTGCACCTGGCTGCACAGCGCCTGGTGGCCCGCACCAAGTCCGCCGGCGGCGATGTCTACCAGGCCGACAACAACATGGCCACCCTGACAACATACAAACAAGAACAAAGAAAGCGAGCCTGATCATGGCCACCATCGCATTCAACTGCACTCCCGCCGCACTGGACAAAGAGATGGCTGCGGCCTATTGCTCCGTGGGCATCACCATGTTTGAACAAATGGTCCAAGACGGGACTGCGCCGAAAGCCCGCCGCTTCCCCGGTCGCCGCCGCGTTGCATGGCTGCGCTCAGAACTCGACGCATGGCTGGCTGGCCTACCTTTGTCGGACCTGCTGCCGCCGGATAACACTGGAGCGAAGAAGCCCCGAAGCACCAAGGCTCAGGCTCTTGCGAATTCAATCCTGCAGGAAGCAAATGAACACATCTAGCGGAAATTACCTACCAGTAACACCCAATTGATCATTGATGTTCGACCCCACCAAAGATGGTGAAAACTAAAACTCCAGATCCTCCAAGCGAGGAAGCCACGAATTCAAGTTTCGAACTTCACACTCAGTCAGTTACAGTACTAACCGAAATGGGAATGCACATTGCATCACTTCTAGATTTAGTTTGAATTCAGGAGACAATATGGAGTTCTGGAACTCTGCAGAGCAACTAGGGAAAATTAACCAGCACTTGCAGCTGGCTCTCGTGGTGTTCGGCATCATTACTGGACTAGTTGGCGCCGCCTCCTTCGTAGTATCTCAGCGTAAAGACGCCGTTGCTGCAGCACAAGAGTCAAAGTTCAAGGGCGAAGTGAAGGATCTGAAGCAAAGAACCACGGACATCCAACCACTTCATCAGCGTCACCTCACCAAAGAGCAGCGTGAGCAATTAGCCAAATCGCTTACTGGCGCCCGGCCTATGAACGTTATTGCGTTTCGCCATAACTCAAAAGAGAGCCAGCAACTCTCTAGCGAAATTGAATCGGTTCTTAAATCCGTGGGCTGGACAGTCCATCATTTTTGTCCATCAACTAGTGCCCGTGATGTATGCGCGCCGCACATAGGTATCCACGAGAACTTAGCTGATAACCAAGAGTTCAACATGCTTTCCAAGGCACTGACTGAAATCGGGTTTGAATTCAAGACTTCTCGATTTAGCTTTAATCCAAAGTATCAAATTGGCCTGGATGCTGGAGTAATTGCAGCAAATGACTACCAAGCACTCATGGACAAGATCATCTAGACATACTGCCACGAATTCAATCAAGTCAATGCCAATCTGCTGCACTTCATAGTCCACGATATCCGGAGATACCGACAGAGAATATTGCAGTCGAAGCCAGCTTAATTCTCAGCGAAGTTTCAGTGGGCATCCGCCGAGACTGATATGACGAATTAGATCTCATCGATACAGCCAACCGGTCGTACATCCTCCTACAGGACAAGCTCCTCCCAGTATGCCGACAGTTTGGTTAGCCACTCCCGCCGCTCTCTGTCATAGCTGTGTCGGTTGTAAACGCCGACGATACCGCTGGGCAAGTGCCCCAGTACTGCTTCGGCCACGCCATCAGGGCAGCCAAGCATCGCCAGCGTCGTGCGAACAGTGCGGCGCAGGTCATGCGGCGCCCACGGCTCAATATCCAGTTTCATCTTCCCATTGGCACCCAATCGGCCGCTGGTTCCTGGCCGGCTGCACCACGCGGCAACACCTAGCACCTTCTGCTCGACATGAGGCAGAGCCGAACCAGGTTGCGAGGGGAAGAGATGACCAGCTCCATATGCCGCAATACGCCGGCGCACTAGCACCAGGGCACGCCCCACCAACGGCACCCGTAAGTCAGTTGCCAAGTCATTGCGAGCCATCTTCAGCTTGCCACGCGGGATGGTCCACCACCAGCCATCCGACTCTTGAGTGACCTCCTGGCCCATTATCTGCACCAGCTCAGAACCACGGCAGCCCGTCCACAGGTACAAAGTAAAAAGATCATCCAGCAGGCTGGACAAGTTGGGCAAAAACCGAATCAGCGCCACAACCTCAGGGCCTTGTAGTGCACGGAGGTTTACCCCCTGGTGCTCGCCATCGACGATCTTTCCTCGGCTGCGCAGCTTTCCCTTGAGGATCAGTCGCCACCAGTTAGGGGTCTCTTCAGAGATCCGGCCAGCATCGAGCGCATAGTCCCAGGCCGCCCCCAGCTCCGTGCGCAAATTGCTGGCCAGGACAGGCGTGCTCGCACCAACCTTCTCCAGCAGTGCAAACGCGTGCGTGCGCTTCACATCCTCTGGCTTCATGGGCAGCAGAAAATCGCTGTAGCCCAACATCAGGCGCCTCGTCTCCTTCTGCCCTTTGAGCTTTCGGTGCCGCTCCACATGACCCTGCAGATAGTCCTCGATCAGGCGCTCGACGGTATAGATACCCTGCGCCTCTTTGAGATGCGCCTTGGCCTTGGCCACCGCGCCGGCACGCTTCTTTTCCTTGGCCAAGTCTTCGCCGGTATCACGCCTGGTGCGCAATTCATCCCAAACACCCAGCGCCGCAGCGTAGGTCATGGCAGGCCACTGCCCCATGGCCACCTGGCGCATGCGCCCATCAATGGGGCTTTTGTATCTGTATGTCCAAGTCTTGCGCGTGGCAGTAGCCACAAGTCGCAGGCCAGGAGCATCATCGACAATAATGTGCTCCCCAGCCGCCAGAGCCTTGGCCTTCTTCGCATCGAACCCCAT